CTGCGTGACTTGCCTCACTTTTTGGGTGGCGGTCCTGCTTACCTGGTCCACTTGCGGTTGGATCCTCGCACCCGTGTACGGCCTCGCCTCTGCGGGGTTGACCGTTGTCATCCTCCAAGTCACGAACCGATGACCCAAGACGAGTACCTGCTGGCAACCAAGCACCGCCATTACTGGGACCAATATCAGGCCGCCCTGTTCATGCGGTTAAGCCCCGAAGCGGTCCACGACTTGCAGACCATCCTCGTCGCCCACGGACGACCCAACACAAATTGGTGGTGCGCTGACTGCGTAAAATCGGCACTCCAATACATTTACCAAGAGGCGGACCAATTCGCCGAAGCCAACCAGCACCAAGTCAGCCATGCCCTCAACAACCCCAACCCGTGACCAGTTCCAAACCTATGCCGACTATGGCGAAGGGGTACGCAACAACGCAAAGCGGGGGATTGAACTTAACGAGCGCAACGGGAACAAGTGCGCTACACAAACTGGTAAGGTCAGGGCGCAGCAACTCGCAAATGGTGAGGGGATTTCCCTTGAAACCGTTAAACGGATGCACTCCTACCTATCCCGTGCTGAAACCTACTACGACAACGCTGACAGTTCCAGCGACTGCGGTTACATCAGTTACCTCCTTTGGGGTGGCAAAGCGGCCCTCGGATGGAGCAGGAATAAACTACGGGAACTTGGCGAACTCAACGAAGGTTGACACCGAAGCGCAGCGGCAGGCTCGGACTGAATCGCTGATGATGGTGATAACCACCCTCTGCGACTGCATTGGAGCGGTGGAGGAATCCAACTCGCCGAACGCTTTTGCGGTCAAGATGAAAATCGTAAACAAGATTGACGAACTCATTGATAAAATAGAATACTGATGGGAGCAGGAAGGCCACGGGTATTTGCGACCCCCGGTGAACTATGGGATGAGTTCACGGAATATTGCGACAAAACCAAGGAGCAACCAATCCTCGTAAAGGATTGGATTGGGCCAAAAGCCGTGCAGGTCTATCGGGAAAAGGAAGCCCCATTGACGATGGAAGGGTTCCGGCTACATCTTTGGGACAAAGGAATCGCTGATGGAGGCAAGGAGTATTTTCTCAACCGGACGGGAACATATCAAGAATTTACCACGGTCTGCTCACGCATAAAGGAAGCCATCCGGGCTGACCAAATCAAGGGAGGCATGGCCGGCATCTACAATCCTTCCATCACGCAGCGGTTGAACGGTCTTGTAGAAAAGCAGGAAACGAGCATCACCATTGAGCAGCCGCTTTTTGGCGATGGACTTTAAGTACACCACCGCCATCAAGAAGATTCGGGCGATGACCGCTCGGAAGAAAGTAATCCAAGGCGGGACGAGCGCATCCAAAACCTTCGGCATCCTTGCGGTCCTGATTGACCACGCAGCCCGCCATCCCAAGTCCGAGATTTCGGTCGTGTCCGAATCCGTCCCTCACCTGCGACGGGGGGCCATCAAGGACTTCGCCAAGATTATGCAATGGACCCACAGGTGGGTTCCCGATCGCTGGAACAAGACCCTGCTCCAGTACAACTTCGCCAACGGGTCCACGATTGAGTTCTTTTCCGCTGATTCCGAAGCCCGCCTCCGTGGGGCAAGGCGGCAGGTTCTTTACATCAACGAGGCGAACAACATTGACTTTGATTCCTACTACCAGTTGGCCATCCGTACCAGCCAAGAAATCTACATTGACTTCAATCCCACCCACGAATTTTGGGCGCACACCGAGGTCTTACCCGAAACCGATGCGGAGTTTCTAATCCTGACTTACCAGGATAACGAAGCGCTACCTGATACGATACGAGCCTCGGTCAAGTCGGGACGCTACAGGGGGCTATCTACGGCGATTACACGGTGGTTGAGGGTATAGACCCATCCACGATGAAATTCGTCGCCTACGGGCTTGACTGGGGGTTCAGCACGGACCCAACCGCCTTGGTCGCCGTGTACCGCAGGGGGGACGACTTATTCATTCACGAACTGCTCTACCATCGGGGGCTGACCAACTCGGATATCGCCACAAGGCTGAAGGAATTCGGCATTACCCGTGCGTGGGAAATCGTCGCTGATTCAGCAGAACCGAAGAGCATTGAGGAAATCTATCGCCTCGGATTCAATATCAAGCCCGCATCCAAGGGACCAGATAGCGTAAGGCAGGGAATTGACATCGTGAAACGGTTCAACCTTCATGTGACCAAGGATAGTACAAACCTGATTAAGGAACTCCGCTCGTACACTTGGGCTACGGACAAGGACGGGCGGGACACGGGGGTCCCGATAGATTCCTACAACCACGCCTGCGATGCGCTCCGCTATGTGGCCCTTAACAAACTCGCCGTCAGTAACTCAGGGAAGTACTTGGTGGTGTAACTTTGGGGCATGAACCTTGAATCCATCATTGATTTGCTTTTGATTTTTGGCAGATTCTTTCTCTTATTGCTTTTGATTTTTGCAATCGCTTCCCTACTATGAAACTCATCCACTACTACCACATTTACTGCGGAGGCGGCGGCCAATGGCAACTCATCATGCACCAACACATGATGGCCCTGTGCAATTACGGGCTGATTGAGGTGTTAGACGAGATTCGGGTCGGCATCGTTGGCCCACCCGACCAGCGGAAGGTGGTGAAAGAAATCTTGGACAATTCGCTCGTGGCGGCAAAGATTAAGGTGGTGGTGACCCGCACAAACGCATGGGAGCAAGCCACGCTGATGTACCGAGCGAGCCAAACCGAGGATGCCGCCTACCTGTACGGGCATACCAAGGGCAGTTCCGACCCCAGCCTCATCAACCAACTTTGGTGCAGGTCCATGGTGTTCTTCAACATCGTCGCATGGGAGCGGGCCATCGCAGAACTCGCCAATGCGGACTGCGTGGGAGCCTACTGGCTGACCAAAGAGGAGTTTCCCCAAATCGCTGACCACAACAACCCCGAAGGTTATCCCTACTTTGCGGGGACTTTTTGGTGGGCCAAGTCATCCCACATTCGGGAACTGGGCGAACCAGTAAGGGAGCACCGCTGGCAGGCCGAGCATTGGATAGGGAAGCGGGAAGGAATGACCGTCTATAACTCCTGCAAGGGATGGCCTGCACCAGATAAGTTCGTTATCACATTTTAGCCATGCTCATCAACATTGTCACCCCGTGCAGTAGGCCCGAAAACCTCAAAGCCATTGCAGAATCCATCAACATCCCAAGCAGGCATTATCGCTGGATAGTGGTACACGATGCCGACGAGTTTCCCGATATGGAAACCCCCAAGGAAGCCGAACAACACCTGTATCGTGAGGAAGGCAGCACGGCGGGGCATGGTCAGCGCAACTTCGCCAATAGGTTGATTGCAGACGGCTATGTCTTGCAACTGGACGACGATACTATTCTGCACCCCGACTTTTGGGAATGCGTCAAGGACTGCGAAGAAGACATCGTGAGTTGGGCGCAAGTTTGGCCAAATGGTGAACACCGACTGGCCGCTGGGAATTATTGGGTCGGCAGCATTGATTCGGGGTCGTTTATGGTCAAGCGTTCCGTCATCGGCGACCTCCAATGGCAGGCAGGCCGATATGATGCCGATGGACTATTTGCCCAACAAGTTGTCGCACGAAGCACGAGCCAACGCAGAATTGAACGACATTTGTCCTATTACAACTACCTCCGCCCATGAACTACAAAGAACGCATCGCAGAACTATTGCAGACCCCGAGGGTCTATTGGACCGCCTTGGAGAACGAGAACAAGGTGGACGGCCTCGTTGACCTGTGCAAAAATTACATCAAGCCAACGGACCACGGCGTTGAGGTGGGATGCTTTTCGGGTGTCAGTAGCAGGGTCATTTCCCTGCATTGCGGCCTTCTGCATTGCGTTGACCCTTGGTCTTGGGGCGCAGTAGCCCAAGCCGAGCAGATGTTTGACGCTATGCTCCCCGATTACCCGAACATCGTCAAGGTCAAGTTGCCCAGCGTCCAAGCGGCTGGGCAGTATGATGACCATTCGCTTGACTTCGTGTATGTGGACGCAGACCACGCCTATGCCTCGGTGGTGGAGGACATCACCGCATGGAAAAACAAGGTCTAGCAAGGCGGGTTTATAGCGGGTCACGATTCGTATATGCCCGAAGTATTGCAGGCGGTTCGGGACTGCCTTGGCGAACCCGACCGCTTCTTCACCGATACCAGTTGGCTCGTTAAGTTATGAAACTCCAAGACCTCACCATCGACCAGTTCCAACGCATCGCTGCGCT